TGGAAATGTTCCAGCAAAAGCACCGGCAGTAGTAAGAACCGAAGGAACTACGGTTGTTAAATCGACTTCGGATACATTTACGCCTGGAGAGATTTGAAACGCCATTGTATTCTCCTTGAATTATTATGTGTTCTGTGGTAGATAATTTACCATACAGATATTTATGAATCGTTGGATTTACATTACCTCGTCAATTCACGAATGAATGATGCGTAAATCTCACCGCCATTTGCATTTTCCCATACGTCACCATCAAATACATCAAAATCATGTTCTAAACCATCATCGATTATTGGTGCCGGCAAGTTTTCTTCATCAAACTGGTTCATATTTTCCAGTTGGATTTGTTTTCTCAAATCATGGTTTACAATTTCTCTGAAATATTTCTGAGTAGTAATCCATGCAAATACAACCAAAGTCATCACTGAGTCATCATTTGCGCCTTCTTCAGCAGCAAATGAAGTCTTGTTCGCCACAAATGTGGTTAACTCAGAGTATGTATCAAAATCATTAATTATAAGTTTGTCACCTTCAATCAGAGTTTTTAGGTTTGAACAACCTATTCTCTTGACTTGTGTTGACATTTTAAGACCCATCTGTACACCACGACCAAATCCTGATGACAGTTCTTGTGGTTTTTTGTTACCTGTAAAGATTTTCCACAAGTTTTCGTACTCTAAATCTTGGTGTATCATGTCTGCCACTTGTGGATTGTTATTTATTTCCACTAAAACGTAGGCATCATTATACCATTTTGCAGCATTATATATGACAGTGGGGAACAGTATAGGTGAAATTGATGAACTTCTATATGATGCAACCTGTCTATATGGTGTTTCTGTAATATCAAATACACTAAATGCTGACGAGTCTAAGTTTTTACCTTCCGAAACGTCAACTGTCATTGCATATAGGTGATCTCGTTTATGTCTTTCCCCATCTGCCTTGATTGGTCTTTCATATATTTTCATCATGTCATGTGTGGCAATTGGGTCTATGTAGACCATTTGTTGCAACTTATGACCTGAAATTAAAGTATTTGAAGAACCTAAGAACTCTGTTTCAAACTCTTGTCTGAATTGTCGTTCAGATGTGTTCCTGATTGTTTCTTCTTTCCATTCCTCTGTTCTTCCTGGTACCATCGACCAGTGAATCTCAAAATTCACATAGTTATTTTTCTTATTGATTGAATCCATCCATAACTTGTAGTATAGATTCATACCGTTTGGTGTAGATACAATAATAATCTTTGTTTTTTTACCTGATGAGATTACAGGGTAAACAGAGTTAAAGAATTCATGTGCAATGTTTGCTGGAACGAACGCGAATTCGTCCAAGAATACAATGTTAAATGCACCACCTCGAATCGCACTTGATGAGGTTGACGCCGCAATAATCTTTGAACCATTTTCTAGTTCTACGTTACCTTTATTCCATGTAATGACACCTTGTTGTAGCCACATAGGTAAGTTTTCGTATGCCAACTGGTACTTTGCAAGAATATCTCGTGCAAGTGAACCTTTGTTGGCCAATACGGCAACGTTTTGTGACTCTTGGAATAGTGTTGCATGAAGAAGGTATGCAACTGTTGTGGTGGTTTTACCAACCTGACGAGGACATTTTGTGATTACGAATCTATTGTTTTTAAATAGATTCAACATTTCTTCTTGAAACGGCCACATCTTAAAGTTGATTAGACCTTCATCAACGTTGACAATTTTGATATAGTTCTTTGCAAAATATACGGGGTCTTTGGCACACTTAATATACTCATCAACCTGTTCTTGTGTATATTCTAATTGTACTCCTGCACGTTTTAGTAGAGGATTGTCACGATAGGAATCTTTATTATCAATTGCCATTTTTTAGTAATTTACTCAATTCATTAGTTGAACCTACAAAAACGGCTTTATCGATGATGGTGTCTCCACCGTCCTTTTTCTTTCCATCCATATCGCGCATTTGCTTTTGTATATTTAGAAGTTCTTTATTGGCGTCTACCATGTTCTTCAGTAGAGTTCCATAAACTTCAAATGCACGAGGATGTTGACCTGCTTTGGCAACCTGCAAGATTTCTTCCATGGCATCTTTACCTTGGTCAATTAATTCTTGCAGGTTATCTTTAGATTGTTGATAAGCATCCACCAAATCACCTTTTAAATCAGGTTCATTGGTGGATTTTATTGCAGGCAACAAAGTTTGTTTAGGTGTTTCCACTATTTCTGTAGGAGTTACATCAAACAACTGCTCCATATTCTTGTCAAAGGTGTTCATATTTTTTGTTTATATTATAATGCTGCAATTCTTACTTGAAAATCTGAAAAACTGGTTGAATTTGCTACCAAGGTTTTTAATTCGGTAATAGATATTGATGCGCCAGTTTGAACTGTTTGGTCAGGAAATATTAAATTTCCACTTACGTCAAAAATCCAAGACTGTTCGTTGACATTAATGATACTAATGCCACCAACTGTTGTTCGTATTTCCGAATTATCAAAATAAATGTTGCCTAGATTAATAACTGGTATTGTGTTGGCATAATTGTATGCAGATTGTGAAAACACAACAGTGACATTTGATGTATTGGATAAATTTTGTGTTGTGGTATATAACTCAGTGAAGTTATTATTGGTTTTACCAAAAGCAACTCTTAATGTATCACCTGTGCCATCGTTTGGTTTTGTTCCAATATTAATTGTTTGCTTAGACATTTGGACTCTCGATTATTGTTGTTGATATTGTATCTGTGTTGTCAATTGATATAATTGCATCTGAGGTAATATGTGTGTTGTCAACTTCTACATTGGCATAATCATCAATCTGAGCATATTTGAACGAAACAGGACTATAAGATACAAATTTATAATTTGCGCCATTCGTTACACCATATACTGGTTCTGACGAAACAAAATTACCATTAATATTGGTTAATACTAAATTATTGTTTGTCCATGTTACCACTTTACCCATAGCAACAGCATTGGCCGCTGTATAACCTTGAAATACAGTTTCGCCTATTTGGTAATTACCAACACCACTATTTGCATCCATAACAAATTGCACAGAATCTTCTGGTGTTATTTTATGTAATATTGATGTAATTGAATGTGTAATTACATTGGCTGTTGATGTTGCACCAAATATGAATGCTTTAACGGTAAAGTTTAACGTCCAAATAATTAAGCGAGGATCACTATCTCGGTTACCTTCATATTGTATGTCTTGAGTGGTTGAATTTAATATCACAGGAACTTCTTTAACAATACCCATTTCAGGTATCATGTTCAGTTTAATTGTGTAATCTGGTGTGAAGTATGGTAAAATGTGTTCAATGATCTGTGTACCATCTTCAATGTTTCTCACATAAATGTATATGCTGAAATCAAAGTTGTATGGTACTGGATTATATTGTGAAATCAGACCATTAGAAGTTTGTGCAAAATTTTTAACATTTGTATTATGTTTTCTTGATGCGTCATATGCAAAACCTGTCATCTCAAAAGAAATTCTAGGTAATGTAATTTGAACCTTTTTGTCTAAGTTAAAATCTTCTTCTAAACGCATTACATATTTTTCTTTTGATGCATATGCAATAGGTACAAGAAAACGTTCTGACTCCGATAAATCTGGATTATATCTTACTAATGTAATATCATTAAAAAGGTTGCCGAATCCAACAACCAATTTACGAATTATGCGATGATAGAAAGTTTTTGACATTTATATTGAACCAAATGGGTTTGTTTCACTGAAATCAATGATGGAATTTGCCTGGTTGTCTATGTACTTGTTGTCATAAACTTCATTGCGACTATTATCTTGTAGTGGATCATATGTGGACAATCTATATGATGCATTGCTTGATGCACCGATAATGATTTGGTTGTCTACAAACTCTCCAGCAATATTAGTAACATGCAATGTGTTTGCCAATGGTCTCCATTCTTGTACTATAGCCACAACTGATGCATTTGCGTGTGTGTTGTCTGGTGACTGGTAAACAATTTCTTTTTGTTCGTATGATCCGGTACCTTCTGCAATATTCAACTCAATTGTATAAGAAGAATTAGTAACAACATCATCAATTTGAGACACACCAGTTTCGATACGTTCTTGTGAGTATTTGAATTTCTCAAGTTCCAATTCATAGAAGAAAGGAATCTTACGACCCAACATGAAGAAGTCTTTGGTTTGGTTAGTAAACTTAATCTCAAACAACTCACCTGTGCCGTTCAAGAATGGCACATAAATCAAATCACCTTCTCTTGGTCTTGTGAAATGATTTTGTGGTACACGTTGTGAGAACGAACGTTTAGATACAATGATGGTGATGTTGTTCTTGATCTCAAGACCGAACTTGGAGAAAAACTCTCTTTCGCCACCATATTCCAATGCACTCGATAAGTAAAATTCAACAGGAAATGCTGAACTAAATTTCTTAACGGGATCTTCACCAAATAGAATATCTCTATCACTTTCATTTTCGATTGGTAAATAGTATGCATCAAAACCCATAATTTTTATGGATTCTGTAATCAAGTCCTCAACTACTCGTTGCTCAGCAAGAGAGTTGTAGTTATTAAAATATACACTGGTTGCCATATTAGTTTAAGAAAAATTCAAGAGGTGCGCCATATTGAGTTTCCATCTCTTTATGTAATGCATCAATTTCATCAGCTGCTTCTTGATAAATTTTGTCGCCATTCAACATAACACCACCTGGCAATTGGATGTTTGAGAACTTTTTAAGGTTGTTGCCCCAACTTCTCTTGATTAATGCTGTTGCATACTCTTTCAACCAACGGTCATTCCATACATGGTTGTACACATCAGGATTAATAGATGAATAACATTCGGCAATAACTGTTGTACCTACTGGTGCTTCTTGTTGTCCCCATGCCCAATCAATGTACAACCTTTGCATGTGTCTCTGGAACCTAATAGGAACTTCACCTGTGAACATCAATTCTAAAGAACGAAGATGTTGTTGAGTTAGAGTATAATTAATGTAGGACGCTGATGTGAAGTCATACAACTCATTTAATCTTAGTTGGTATCTAAGGTCAAACATGTTGATTGATGATTGTGAATCTTGAATTGGAAATATCTTAGTAACACCAACAATTTCCATGGTGTTGTTTGCGTTATCGCGAGCATCACTTAGGTCAATATATTTTTGGTCAATATCTGTTTGAGTAACTTTTTTGATATAGTAGAATTTTTGTAGACCATCAAAATGATAATCTTGCCAGTATTGTAACGCATCATCAATGCGATCTTCTACCTGGTCGTCATCAACGTTGATTTCAATTACTGGAAATCCTAGTCTACGCAAACAGTAATTTTTAAAATCTGATCTGTTGGTAATTGTTGCCATTTTTTTACCTATATTTTGTATTGCTTATTTATGATTATGCTGCCAGAGTACCAACGTTTGCAATTCTCGTTGCTTTCCAGAAACTACCACGACGAGGAGTAATAGTGCCGGCCGAATTGGTCACATTCAATCTTAATGATGTTGAAGCGCCATTTTCTAGTGTAATTTTAAATTTGGCGTAATGACTGGTTGCATTTGTTAGTGATGCCGTTACACCAAAGGCTGCCGCGGCCGCCGTTTGATTAAACAATCCACCCACAAAATAGTTGGTTGCTGTAGGTCCATTTGTATAACCTGCAGCTGGAGTGTGGTTTAGAACAATATTCATACTTGTTACAGTGGTTGAGTTTGTTATTGTCCAAGTTAATTGTCCGGCCGTAGTCTTTAAGAACCATGCTTCAATTTCAATTTCATAAATGCCGTTTGCAACCAAAGGTATTGATGAGTTTGTACCAAAAAATGGTGCAATAGTTGTAGTCGTTGCTGCACTATCTGCGACCAATCTATAATAATGAGTAACAGGAATTAATCCTCGGCCGTTTGTTGTATCTATTGTGCCATAGAAATTGTTACCATCATATTCAACAGAACCTGATTCTGGTGTGGTTAATAATGTTCCTGAAGTAAAATCTAATGGTTGTGTTCCGGCACCACCAGTGCTTCCTGACAATTTTACCATACCAGATACTGTTGGCGAAAATAATACACCAGCATCTGTCAAAGAAAGTATTGTTTTTGTATATTCACTATCAATAATTTGCAGAGTTCCACCAGAATCAATTCTGAAGTGTTTCTGTCCAAGTGGAGCATTTGTATTATTGGCCATCAAGAATCCGTGATAACCAACACCACCTCTTTGATTATAACCCTCTAATTGTATAGTTGAGTTGGCAGTATTCCCGCCGGTAAAATATGTTATACCTGTTACGGTACCACCAGCTTTTGGTAGAGCATCGTTTGCAGTAGAGAATGCACTGTTTGCTTGTATAAATGCACCATTGGCATATAGTGAAGCACCAGCAGCATTGTTTGTTGCTGTGTTTGCTTGGGTGTATGCTGAATTTGCATAAGAACCCGCAGTAACTGCTTTACCATCAGCAACAGATGCATTGGTTACAGCGGTGTTAGCAACACCAAATGCTGAGTTTGCATAAGAACCAGCAGTAACTGCTTTGGAATCTGCTATTGATGCATTGGTAGTTGCTGTGTTTGCTTGGGTGTAAGAACTTGTTAAATATGGTGCAACATTTAGTGTACTGATTATAACAGCACTATTAGCATTAAATGTGCCATAAACTCTAGTTCCGTCTTTTAATAGTGCCATTTTTTCTCAAATTCCATATGTTGTTTGATATTTATTCATCAGGATATGCCCGTTACTTCATCAAAATAGTTTAAAACTTGTAATTTTCCGGTACTCAGATTTCGTTGTTGTACATTTAAAATTGTATCGGTGTTATATTTGTTTGGTAAATTTATTGTCGTTGCTGACCAAGGTGTTAATGTATTACCTGAAAAATTAAAAGCACTAGGATTTATTGATCCGGCCAGATCATTTATTTTGTATGCCACCATTGTTGTTGATATATCTGTGGTTTGAAAATTTTGTCTAGTATTAGCAAGTATAAAGTCTGTGGGTGCTGTAACCAATCCTGTATCTAAATTGACATGGCCAGTAACTATAACCATACCCACATTGGCAGTCACTCCACCAGGATCTGGAAATCTGGTTGTTCCTGTTGTGAATGTAAAAGAGCGGTAATTTACATTTCTGAATATACTCATCACAGCTGTCAGGCCTGTTGTGGTGCCTCCTGAATGATTCAATGTTTCGTCTGTTAATGATGTTATTATTTTATATAGAATTTGACTCTTTACATCTCCTGTGTCGGTATTAATATTGTTCCAATTAGTTCCTGTAAATCCTCCACCAAAAGATGATGATGCTGTTATTGCTAATATTGCTATATCACCTATTTTTGCATCTGGTGGATATGACATGGTTAGAACATTTCCATTTGCAAGTCCGGTTGTTCTGTTGTCTGTGGTTGATCCAATATATGAAATGCCGGATAATTCATCAAATTCGGATGAATAAATTGTATCATTTGAAATGCTGTTTATAGATTTGGTAATCTCATCCAATTTTCCATTAACGAATAATTCACCCGTCTTTGTTAGTCTAGATACTAGTATTGTCATTTATTATCCAAATATAGTATCTAAACTGTTTGTCGTTGGGTTGTAAATCTGGTACACAACACTTTGACTGGTTGAATTTGAAAAACCAACCGAACCATTTAAACCAATATATACATTTCCTGTAATACCAATACCTCCAGAAACAATTAATGAGCCTGATGTGTTCGAAACCGATGTTGTTGCATTTGTTATTGTCAAATTGCCGGTTATTGTGCCGCCAGTGTTTGCATTAATAGAGTTATTTGCTCTAATATATGAATTGTTTGCTTGTATAAAAGCACCATTAGCATATAGACTTGCACCAGCAGCATTAGTAGTTGCGGTGTTAGCAACACCAAAAGCACTATTGGCATAAGAACCCGCAGTAACTGCTTTACCATCAGCAACAGATGCATTGGTTACAGCGGTGTTAGCAACACCAAATGCTGAGTTTGCATAAGAACCTGCTGTTACTGCTTTGGAGTCTGCAACAGATGCATTGGTTGTGGCAGTATTTGCTTGTGTATATGCTGAGTTTGCATAAGAACCTGCTGTTACTGCTTTGGAATCTGCTATTGATGCATTGGTTGTGGCAGTATTTGCTTGTGTATATGCTGAGTTTGCATATAGACTTGCGCCAGCAGCATTATTGGTAGATGTATTTGCTTGTATAAATGCACCATTGGCATATAGTGAAGCACCAGCAGCATTGTTTGTTGCTGTGTTTGCTTGGGTGTATGCTGAATTTGCATAAGAACCCGCAGTAACTGCTTTACCATCAGCAACAGATGCATTGGTTACAGCGGTGTTAGCAACACCAAATGCTGAGTTTGCATAAGAACCAGCAGTAACTGCTTTGGAATCTGCTATTGATGCATTGGTAGTTGCTGTGTTTGCTTGTATAAAAGCACCATTAGCATATAGACTTGCACCAGCAGCATTATTGGTAGCTGTGTTGGCGACAACAAAAGCACTATTGGCATAAGAACCAGCAGTAACTGCTTTACCATCAGCAACAGATGCATTGGTAGTAGCCGTGTTTGCCTGCACATATGCTGAGTTTGCATAGGTACCTGATGTTACTGCTTTGGAATCTGCTGTTGCTGCATTGGTAGTAGCTGTGTTTGCTTGGGTGTATGATGAGTTAGCATAAGAACCTGCTGTTACTGCTTTAGAATCAGCAACAGATGCATTGGTAGTTGCGGTGTTTGCTTGGGTGTATGC